TCTTTATCATTATAGTATATTTTTTTATACATACGATAAGGATTAGGCACTCTTTCCAATTCTCTGGTTTCTGTGTCAAATATATGAAAGCCTTTAGGACATTGATAGTCTGACCATGTAATTTCGTATTGCGTACCTAGATAATAGATACGGCCGTCATCTGACTTCTTGTGAAAATGGCCTGATATTACTTTTTCGAATTTTGTGAATTGTGATTTTTCTTGCCCATGGTCATTATAAACGCCTTTGTGCATTTCAAAGCCTTTAATTTCAAGGTGACCCATGCAAATAGTTGAAGTGGTATTGTCAATAGCATGTACACTATCATCCAAGTTGTCATCACAAATCCAAGGAAGAAACAATATATCAATACCCCCAAGGTTAACAGTAGTTGCTCGGGTATAGATTTTAGCATTTTTAGAAATATTAAGATTCTGTAAAGCATTGACCTCGTTTGTGTTCTTATAATATGTGTCATGGTTACCTATAATTATATGGGTATCTATAACCATATCATCTAACTTATCCCAAAAAACTTTTTTAAAGTTATGAGCTGTGTTGTGATTTATAAATTTTCGTCTGTCAACAACATCACCTAAATGTACCAATGTTCCAATGTTATGTTCTTTCAAGTATGGAAAGAAAATGTTATTGTAAAACTTATTTTGGTATTCTATAAAGGCAGGTGAGTCATTACGGCATCCGAAATGTGTGTCATTCAGTAACGCTATCTTCATTAATAAAATATTCCAAGGTTGATTGTGATTTTTTAGTAGTCTTTTTCTTTTTTTCTTTTTTAGCTGGTTCGTCAATTATTGTATTCTTTTGTAAGAATTCAGTAAATTGATTTTTAAAATCTCTATCTTCTCCTGGTTGCAAACTCATATCATCATAATTATGTTCCATTATTAGCTTTTGTTTAATGGTTACTTGTTTTTTCTCTTTTTGTATTCTTCTAATAAATGCGTAATAAATGATTTGTGTAAAGTAAGCAAAAGGATTGTTAGATTTCTCTGGATTAAAGTTATCCAAATACTGTAAACAATTCTCTATACCATCACTAATCATATCATCTCTAAATGTATAGTTAATAAAATTAGGTCTATACGATAAGTGATTCGCTATCTTTAAGAAACAACTACCAATGTAATCTGTAACAGGAGGCCTATCTAATTTCTTCTTTTCAGCATGTTGTACTGCCTTTTTGAATTCAATCATGGCAGCCAAAAACTCCTTATTATTTACATAATGTTCTTTTTGTGTTTTTGTTTTTTTAGTCATAGTAGTCATTATACATTATCCTCACAAATAGTCAAGCCTAGGTTGACATAATTATTTTTAATTAAATGGCCGAACCACGCTTGACATGGTAAAAAAATCGTATATAATAAGCGGTGTTCCGGTTCAAAGAGATAAACTCCTAAGCCATTACTTACAGATACTTTGTTTTTAATTTTAATGGACGGTTGGGTCTTCTTCAAACTCATCAAATATTTCATTAAGTCTTCTATCATCTTCATCACTTACTCTTTCTTGTTCATAGTTGGGCACCTTTAATCTATCTGGTACTTTATCAACAACATTATAATCTCTAATAATATTTACATATGACGATTGCATTTCACCAGTTGCGTTGGTGATTGTCATAATCTTTTCTTTTGGAATAGTAATAACTTGGTCACTTGTATAAGCTGTCCACTTTACTAATGCCACATAATCTTTAAATCCCTGAGGTGTTAACTGAGGAATGTATTTAATTTGAAACGGTTTTGTTATTCTTAATAATGCGTGGTCCTCTGGTAATTGGTCAGAGGGAAAGGCACAGACAATATCATCACCGTTAACTAGTTTAACTATTTTAATATTTGTCATTTGTTTAACTCCACATTATGGATTTCATAATCAAATTCTTCTTCATTGTATATATTTATCCTTTCTCTAAAGTGAGATAATGTATAATTCTCTTTCTCTTTATATGTTAAATCATCAGCAATATCATATAAAGTGGCCGTTGAATTATCATCTTTTAATCTTAATCCTCTACCAATACTTTGTAAATTTCTTATCCTTGATTTACTAGGAGAACAAAACACAATGTTGTGTAAATTACGAATATTGATACCGGTACTAAAGGTTCCGTAACTTGCCACGATAATAGCATTGTCACTCTTTTCCGTAATTTCTCTGATATTTTCCCTTTCATCTGCTTCTACACCTCCGTGTACATAAAATACTTTTTTATCCTCTGCCTTTTTTGTTATATCTTCAAACAGTCCTTTACCATGTTTTTCTACATACTGAAACAAACATAGTGTATTGCCTTGTAGTTTAGAAGATAGATTTACTATAAACTTATTTCTCTTTTCATGTTTAACTAGAAAGTCCATTTCTTCTTGGTAGTTAAGACCACTTAACATTTGCCTACTACCACTATCATAATTTAATATTAAACCGTAAATTTTCAAGGCCGCCAATTGTTTTTTATCTTGTAACTCGGCAGTAGATATAACTTTATTTACAGTACCAAACAATCCTTCTAATACAAGTTTGTGTGTTTTTGTACCATCTAATGTACCTGTCAATCCATATCTATACTTACAGTCTGTTAATTTAGACATAATTTTAGTAAGTGATACCGCTTTAAATAAGTGTGCCTCATCTCCTACAATAGTACCAAACTGTTTAAACCATGCTTTTGGTAAATTATAGATTGATTGCCATGTAGATATAACTACTCTTTTATTTGTATCTTTATCATGTCCTTGATATATTTTGTGTACATTAGCTTCACTATTCCAACCATAATCTTTAAAGTCTTTTGTCAATTGTTCTACCAATGATGTAGTAGGTACAATAATTAATACTTTATTTTGTTTTTTATTTTTTAACCGAATAAGGTTAAACCTAGCAATAAGATAGACAATGAGAGATTTTCCACTAGCTGTGGGTGATAACAATAAACAACGAGATTTTTTAATTGCATAGATAAATGCCTCCTTTTGGTAATCTCTTACTTCGAATGGTATTTTTAAGGCCTTAATAAAACCATCCACGGCCTGTTCGTCAACAGTAACATCTTTAATTTTAGTACCGTCAACAACTTCTATTTGATTATCTTTACACCACTTAATAATGTAAGGATATAACCCGGCATATATTTGACCAGTTTGATAAGAATATAATCTTATCTTTCCATCCCACACTCTATTTCTATATTGTGGCATAAACTTAAAACCTGGCACTTCAAATGTAAAATATTCTGATAAATCTCTACGAATACCAGCCTCTGCCTCAATAGACAAATTAACTTCATCTTTCTTTTCCAGTACGATATACTTTACTACTGCCATTGTGTTCCTACTACCCAACCCACCAAAGACTTTCTAGTACCTTTTGTTACTTTACTTACCTTATGCCATACATGACTAGGAAATACAATCATGCTTCCTTTTTTAGGTTTAAATGTTTCAATTATAACTTTATCTGGATTAGGATGTGGTTGACATATTCTAAAATCACCACCCTCATAATCATCATTTAAACATAATGTAAAACTTAACTTTCTAATTAAACCATTATCGTATGGTTTTTTATGACTATCAATATGCCAATCATAATGGTCGCCTATATTATAAATTGTATATTGCAAAGGTTCAAATTCTTTTAAAGAAAAGTTCCAATTGTTTTCATCATTAGCTAATTGAACCAAGTTACTTAATGATTTTTGTAATTTTTTATTATCTAACCAAGATACCTTTGAGCTTCTATTGTTATTATCACCATCTTTTATATTTGCATTTGTAATATTTTGTGACTCACCATCACTAATAATCTCATCACAAAAACTATGTGGTACAATACTATCTTTTATATGGTATATTTTTGATAAAAACATTACACAGCGCCACTTGTAAATCTTTGCCAATCAATAGCATTTTTAATTGTAAAAGTTCTATTAGATATTTGTCTGATTGTTTTGTCCAAGTAGTCAACGCAAGTTGAAAGATATTCACACTTTTGTTTACCTCGTATCAATTCTTCATCTGCTTCGATATACTTGTCTATATCTGTTCTTAATATTTTTAAATCAAATGGTTTTTGAGCATAGACTGAAGCGTCTGATTTGCCTGTATAATATTCCCATTTGTCTTTTTTTAACTGTTTATAATCCGTTTCCGCTTTAGTCAACATCAATTTAAACTTTGTATAGTGTTTCATATACTTGTTATGTAATTGAGGAGTTTTAAGGGATTCTAAATCTAATTCAGTATTATTAATGGCCAAATCTTTGTCGGCCATTTCTTGTAGTTTTTCTAAATCCATAATTTATCCTTATATTCACTTCATTATATCACAAAAACATTAAAAAGTAAAGTCTGATTAAGAAGTTGTAACAGTAGTGCTTGAAGCACCAACACCTGCAAAATCAAATCTACTATAATTAAAGCTTACTGTGGTTGTCAAATACTGTACATCTGTTGCTTGTTGGTCATATTGTAATTCGCCTATAGATGTTGGATATAAATCTCTAAATCTACACTCCACAATAGGGTTGTTTTTACTTGTTAATACAATCAATGTTGCGTCTGAAAATACAGCACCTTGTTTTGTTGTTCCATATTTAACTTTACCTGGTTCAGTTGATACTGCACTTGACCCACCAGGAAAACGGTCAGCGCCAGCTTGTGCAAGGTTACCATATTCTAGGTAATCTTCGGGAAAGCCTAACCCTCTAATCCATCCATGTATCTCTTGGAAGTTCTCTAAATTTTCATCAACCAAAAATGTCATATTTAAAGTACCATAAGTCAGTTTAGTTCCTGGCATTGGTAAATCTACAAATGGTGTTGGTTGTGATGTTTCACTAATTGTTAGTGAAGGCAAGTTAACAGCCGTACAAAAATATTCTACTTTTGGTAGTTTAGATATTTGAAATTTAAACTGCGTTGGACTTGCATAGTCTAAACTTGTAGGTTGTCTTGCAAAACTATTTGTTGTTGTCATTGTCGACCTCTTTCCACTCTTTTTCTGTGGCTAATTGTTCTAGTTGTTTTTCCTTTTCAGTCAAAATCTCTCTTTGCATTTGAATATCATTTATTCTTTTTTCAATGAATTCTAAAGCATTTTTCTTATCAGGATATGTAAAATAAGCGACTAAAAATATTGCACTAGCAATACCTAGTATCCATGAATACTGTAAAAACATTTTACCTAACCTCTTATTTCTTCTTTTTTTCTTCACAATACTATTTATCCATTTAGGAGGACCAAAAAAAAAGGGCGACTTTTGACGGCCGCCCTTTTTCGTATTACTGTATAAACAGTTATTACATTAAGTTCGCAACTTGCGTTCTTTGGTAATATCTGTTAGCGTTAGCAGAACCAGCACCGTTAATAACAGCTGCGTCACCAGTTCCAGCTTCAGCAAAAGGATTTGCTTGTAAGCCGTATCTAGTTTTGAAACCGATTTTCGGTTGGAAAGTATCTTGACCAACTGCTCTAACCATTTGTAGTGGTACATATGGACAGTAGAACATACCTGCGTCATAAGGTGAAGTACCTTTGTAGCCAACTACATAGTAGTGAGCAGACGCTGAGTTTGCACTATAAGGGTCAATGTACACTTTAAATCTACCGTTAAGAACACCAGCAAAAGTATTACCAGTATCGTCAACTGTTAGATTGTTGTTAAGAGCTGGAGTATAGTCTAATACACCTGCCATTTGAAGAGCACTAGCAACATCAGCTGAAGTAATGATAATGTTACCTTTACCTCTTCTTGTTCTTTGTGCTATTCTGTTCGCATCTCTTTCAAGGTTAAACATAAGACCTTTGAATCTTTCAACAGACCATCTGCCGTTAGAGTCAGTATCAAGGTCAAATACACCTGCTGTAGTCACATGACCTGCTGGTGAACCTTTTTCTGCGTTAGTATAGATTGTTCTAACAACTTCTCTGTTAATCTCTGCAAGAATTTCAGCAGACAAAATGTTTGCTAATTCTGTTTCAGCGTCTAAACCGTGGATTGCTTTTAAGTCTTGAGCAAGTTCCATAGTGTATTCTGCTTTAAGAGCTCTTGATTTAGCAGTTACAGTTGACTTCTCGATTGAGAATGCCATTTCTGCAAAACTATTTCCAGAGGCGTCACCTAATGCTTCAGCAGCTGCTGTAGTCATTGCTGTACCAGTTGTGTATGTTCCAGCAGGTGAGTCGTTTAGAACCTCAGGGTTAGTACCAGAGTGAGCAGCAGTTGAATAACCATCAACAGCTGAACCAGCTTTGTTTCTTCCTGAGAAATCTGTGTCAGCTTCGTCAAATAACGCTTCTGTTCCAGATTGTGAGTCATATCTACTTCTCATTGCAAAGATAAGTCCAGTTGGACCAGTCATTGGCTGTACGCCAGCGATATCGTATGCGATAAGATTAGGCATTGCTCTTCTTACTAATGAAATCAAAATTGGATCCCAGTTAGAAATAGAAGCGCCTGTTGAGTTAGTTGGAGCAGCTTCGCTTAAGAAAGCATTGTCCTCTTTCATTGCACGCTCTTGGTTTTCCAAGATTGTAGCAGTTACAGCTCGTTTGTAAGAATCACCGATTTTTGGTAAATCTGCGTGTTCTAAAACTGGCTGCCATTTTTTTTCGTGTGTTTCAGATAAATACATTTTTATCTCTCCTCTATTATTTTATATTATTTTGACAATTTAATGTCTTTGGTTTTAGTAATAGCGGCGGTATAAGCAGCCATGCTTTTAGATAAATCAATTGTTTCACCAACTGAATCACCTACCGCTACATCATCAATGTCAGATGACACTTCTTTCTTAGCACCGAAATACGACTCTTTAATAGTCGAAATCTTTGCTTTGAAATCTGTTTCATTTGAATATTCAACCTCTTCGGCAAGTTTGTTGAATTTCTCCTTAGCAGTATCAGCTAAATCTTCACTCATCTCTTTTACGATTAGAGTTCTATCTTTATCTGATTTTACTTTGTTAAGTTCAACATTCTTTTCGATTTCTTCGTTAAGTTTCTTTTCTAACGATTCAATCTTTGAAGCTTGGTCTTCTAGTACATCATATTTTTCGTCCGGGACTGAAATATAATGTTCTTCAAATAGTTTTTTCATACCAGAAATGAAATCTTCAGCAATCTCGCCTTTGATTCCTCTTTCTAAAGCAAGTTCGTTTTCTTTCATCCACTCTTCCACTACATATGCAAGGTAAGAGTCAACTTTTTCAACTAATTCTGCTTTTGACTTTTCTGATTCTTCTTTAAGTTTTTCTTCGTATCCAGCGTGCATTTTCTTTTTAGCTTCTTTAACTTTTGAGTTAACAGCAGCTTCAAATATAGTTGCAGCCTTCGTTTTAAATTCTTCGGATAAATCTTCGTCTTTAACTAAAGCGTCAACATCTGCCGTTACATCAATTTTTTCGTCTTCTTCGACTACTTCAACTGCTTCAGCATTTGTTTCTTCTTCACTAGTTTCGATAATTTCCTCAGAACCTTCACTTGCTTCTACTTCTTGCTCTTCTTTAATCTTCGGCATTGCGTCAGCAGCGCCAGCTGATTTTTGTTGAGCGTCACCAGAAACTTGCTTAGTTTTCTTTGTTGCGTCAGGATTAGAATCCGTAGGCTTAGTTACCGCTGGACCTAAATCCTCGCCCTCATTACTAAGGTGAGTAGGTTCAGCCGCCACAGCATTCTTTTTGGGAGCGTCTGCTGATGGATTAGCTTGCGCCTCTACCACTGCTTCTGCTTCTAACGCCTCAATCTTTTGTTCTGTTTCGGCCATTGAGAAATCTCCTCTTTTTGTTTTCTAATTAATTAAAAAACTTTCGTTTTTGTTCGTACTAGTATTATTTATAAAACTAAAGTTTTTTAAGAAACGAATCAAATATCCTTAGCTTAGCTTCGTCTAAGGCTCTTTGTTTCGCCGTTCTTATTTCTTGTTTCCAGGCTTCAATGTCCCTTTCAACAAGTATACCATTGTCCCATACCCACTCTTTTTGTTCCATAATACCTTCTACGAAAGCGTCTGGAGCGCTTGGGTCTGCTACAATATCAGCCGCCGTTGCAAGGTAAAAGTCATCTTTTACATAGTTTGCACCGTTACGCTGAATTATTGAACCCATACCTCGACTTGATACTCCTAGTTGAGCACCCTCGTCTATAAGACCTTTTACAATCTTACCGTATGGCGTATCCATAATTTTTGCCTCTCCAATAAAATTGTTACCATCTGGTGTTAAAGATTGTATCATATGTGATACTCTCTCCAAGTTAACTGTAGGACCGTCTGGATGTCCTAGTTCACCGAATGCTCTCTTTTTTTGGATGAATTCTTTGTTGTATCTGTTCACTTCGCTCTCCAAAATTTCTTTTGGATAGACTCGACCATTTCTATTCTTCATGTTTGATTGAAGAAAGATACCTCTGATTTTATATGACTTTTTACCGTTTTTTTCTTCTACAAGATATTCGGCGTTTTGTACTTCTTCTGAAATTAGTTTCATATGTTCTCTCTTTGTACCAACTATTTATACAAACTATTACCTAAACTCTACAATTAATGTGTAATTATCACCATTTGCGAAGTTTTTTGTTGATAATAGTATATCTCCAGTAGGTGTGGTTGCATTGTTAGGCACCTCATTAC